CCGCGCGTGACTGCGCGCGCACGGCCTCGATTTCGCGGCGACTCATGACGTCGAATTGCATGCCTCCGTCCTTGAGCTTGGCGACCGCGTACACGAATCGAAGCTTGTCTGGCTGCACGCGGTTCGCGTTGTCAAAGTCCGGGACGTGACGCAGATTGCTGTCAAGCCCAAGGGTCACCTCGAATTTGTCGCCCTCGTACACCGGGCGCGCTTCGATGCTCTCGAGCAGCCCGCTGCGGCGCGCCAGTTCGATCATGCCGCGATAACCGATGATGAACTGCACCTCCGTGATGCCCTTCTTGCGGTTCTCGAATGGCACTAGATAGGCGTGCCCGAGCGGGCCGCCTGGCTCAAGGCCCAATTGCGCGCACGTCATGAGCGCCCCGAGGAAGCTGGTCTGGTCGCAACGCGCGAGCGCAGGGGTCTTCCGCACCTCGGTCAACGCCACGCGCGCCAAACGATCTGCGGTGACGTGCTTCGGCAACGCCAACGCCATCTGTGCCTTTAGCTTCGGATCGTTGAGCAGCGCGGCGATGTCGCCGCCTGCGGGCTTGCGGGTGGCGGGCGCTTGGCCCGTGACTGCGGCTTTCAGTGCTGTTGCCATGATCAAATCTCCTTGAGAAGGAACCGGCGGCTGCCTGGGGTTTCGGTTGTATGTACGGCGATCACTTCTGCGGGCGCGTGCAGCGCCTCTGCGACCGCCTTCCAGTCTGTGCGGCGTGAAGGCTTCGGAGCCTTCCACGTCACCAGCGGCTTGCCATTGAGCGCGAGAATTGAACGCTCGCCCAATGCAAGCTTGATGCGCACCGCGGCGGCCTCGAAATCGGCCTCCGCCTGCGCGATGCGGGCCTTGGCCTCGCGCGCGGCGTTGTAGGCCGCGAGCAGGTCTTCGTCGGCCTCGACGGACTCGCCGTTGTCCGCCGGGAACAGCTTCTCCACGTCCTTCGCCGTGGCCGGATCCGGCGGCTGGCGCGTCCGAACGTGCCGGTGCCAGAAGTCATGCGCGCGCTCCAGCATCGCCGCGATGGTCTCGCCGTCCCGCTCGATGCGGCGCACGATCAGGCGCTGCCCGCCGATGAGGGCCGCCACGTCGCACCACGGCTGCCCCGTGATGCCCATGTACCACATGACCTGCGCTTGGTAGTGAACCGGGACGGCATCGTCGTCGCCATCCCGGCCCCAGTCGCCGGCCTTGTAGGCGCTGGCGGTCTTGACCTCTAGCAGCCCCTGCGCGCCGAGCAGCGTTCCGCCGTCGTCCGACACCCGCACGCGCGAGCCATCGGCCACGACGGCGCGGTCGATGTTGCCGATGGCCCATTCGTGCGCCGGATGCCTCAGAATCCTGTTGACCCGCTGCAGCGAGTGCTCGGTGCGCTCGCTGTACTCTCTTGCGATCACGTCTTCCAGAAGCGTCCCCCATCGCATCGCTTCGGGGTCGCCGATGACCTCTTCGGACTGGCCCGTCTTGTCGAGCCACACGTCAACCGCCGTCCTCCACGGCGACAAGCCGAGGATCGCGGCGATGTCGCTGCCGCCGATGCCAGCGCGGCGCTCGGCCAGCCATGCCTCTTGCTCTTTCATGTTCATGTATCCTCCTGTTGATTATGATCGGTGCGTCTGCGCCGCTCCACTGCGATTGAGCACAGCCAAGCGCATTGACAACAGCTTACATCGTGGTATAATCCGTTGTCAAGCACATCATTGCCTGCCAGGTGGAACAATGAACGACGAAGCGATCATCATGGCCGCAGTCGCGCGATGCGGAAACGTCAGACGGCTTGCGCGCACGTTGGGAGTCGGGCCGATGGCGGCCTACAAGTGGGTCTGGCGCAAGCGCCTGCCGCCAGGATGGCGCGCGTACCTGGCAGAAAAGATCGCAGACCCAGCCTGGCCGAAACAGGCCCAGGAGGGCGGCATCGAGAGCGCAACAGCAGGAGACGCGAACAACCACACCGTCGAGGATGGAACATCGTGAACATAAAGATGAACGGACGCTCAGCGAACGCTCAACGAACGCTCAGCGAAGATGGGAGCGAACGTTGAACTACTACCCCTTCCATGTCGGCGACTACGCTGCGCACACATTGCATCTCGATCCGCTGGAGGACTTGGCGTACAGGCGTCTGCTCGATTTGTACTACCTGCGCGAATCGCCAATACCGTCCGATGTGCACGAGACTGCGCGGCTCGTGAGGATGCGCGAGCATCTGCAATGCGTCGAGTCCGTGCTGCGCGAGTTCTTCACGCCATCGCCAGATGGCTGGAAAAATTCTCGTTGCGACGCGGAGTTAGCGCGCATGCGCGACAAGCAGGCCAAGGCCCGAGCGTCCGCCGAAGCGTCCATCAAAGCACGCCGAGCGAACGCTCAACGAACGCTCAGCGAACGCTCAACGAACGCTGAGCTACCAACACCAACACCAACACCAACACCAACACCAAATATAAAAGATATACGCACGCAAAGCGTGCGTAATAACACGCGCGCGCGCGCGCGAAAGCCGCCCGCCGCAATCGACTGCCCTGATGACGTGGACAGGCAGATATTCGACGACTGGCTTGCAGTCCGAAAGGCAAAGCGCGCCGGACCCGTGACGCCGACCGTGCTTTCAGGCATCCGCGCCGAGGCGATGAAGGCCGGGATCAGCCTGCAGGACGCCATCGCGCACTGCTGCCTTTCGGGATGGCAGGGATTCCGTGCGGATTGGTACAGGAACCAGCCGGAAAAGCGCGCGATAATCACGAACAGGAGGTCAATCCATGACGAACGGGCAGACACAATCGCAACCCTCACGGGCCGAAGAAGGCAGCCGGAGCAGGATGCCGGCATCATCGACATCACACCAGCCGCTCCCGGTGGCGTGGATTGAGCGGCTCTTCGCGCGGCTTTCTGCCTTCTACGGCTCGAAGTTCGCCGATCTCTGGCGCGGGTGCGACCTCGAGGCCGTGAAGGCCGTATGGGCAGCAGAGCTGGCCGGATACTCGCCAGAGGAACTGGCGCGCGGCATCGCTGCCTGCAGGACGCGCGACTGGCCGCCGACGCTGCCAGAGTTCATGAAGGCCTGCAGGCCTGCGTTGGACTACGAGCGGGCGTTCCTGGAGGCCGTCGAGCAAATGCGCAAGCGCGAAATCGGCGAGGACGCGTGGAGCAGCCCGGCCGTCTTCTGGGCAGCGATCAAGATCGGCTCGGACCTGCGCGCGTACCAGTACACGGCGATCAAGGCCCGCTGGCAGGCCGCGCTCGATGAGGCGATCGAAGGCGTCCGCACCGGAAAGCTGCCGGCTCACGCGCCGAAGCGGCGCGACGCGCTCCCGACGACGGGCCGGTGCAGCGTTCAGCCAGAGGTCGCAAGGCAGCGGATCGCGGAAATCAGGGCCTTCCTGGAAGCGAGGATGCTGGCACGACAAGGGAGGCCGAGATGTTCTGCATCCTAGCCATCGACCTTGGCACGAAAACCGGCTGGGCGCTGCGGGACCGTGACGGAATCGTCACCAGCGGCACCCAGGACTTCCGCCCGAAGCGATTCGAGGGCGGTGGCATGCGATACCTGCGCTTCCGTCGCTGGCTGTCCGAAGTCCTGCAGTCGGTCGGCGGGCTTGACGCCGTATACTACGAGGAAGTCCGCCACCACGCAGGGGTCGATGCTGCCCATGCCTACGGCGGATTCCTCGCCACACTCGCCGCATGGTGCGAGCATCACAGCATCCCGTATCAGGGCGTGCCCGTCGGCACGATCAAGAAGCATGCAACAGGCAAGGGCAACGCCAGCAAGGCGGAGATGGTGTCAGCTGTCCGCGCGCTCGGTCATCGGCCAGCGGACGACAACGAGGCCGATTCGCTGGCGCTGCTTGGATGGGCGATCGCGGCTCATCGCATGGACGGGGACGAACCACTGCGACAGGAATTGAGCAGCTCACATGCCTAGACTGAGCCGGGAGATATGGGCGGACGTCCGCGCAGAGCGTGAGGCTGGCGCGTCCTTCGGCGAGCTGTCAGCCAAGTACGGTGTGGATAAG